CTCAATCACATCTTCATCAAGAGCACTACGATTTGTTTGACTTGCTGTCCATATTGGAACTTGTAACTCACCTGCCAATCCCCTTAAATCTTCATATATATTTCCCAAGGCGTGTCTCATCTCTGTATGTTTATTTGTATCTTTCATAATGTCGGCATAATCAACCAATACCATATCAACTTTAGTTCCAAAAGTAGTTACTTTCTTCAAGTGAGCGGATAATGTATTTACCGTACAGGCTTTGGTTGGATAATACTTAATAGTCAAATTACCTTCAAGATTATATAGTTTTTCCATCACTTCTTCTTTATGGTATTTTAAATTTTGACTCTCTACTCCACTAAAGATACTATCGTATCGCAATCCAACGTATGCTTCGTTTAATTCTAATGTATAGTGAACTACATTCAATCCCTTAGATATTGCATAAGCACCCATAGCACTTAATACCCAAGATTTACCAATACCGGCTGGAGCAACTACAACTCCTAACTCCCCTGCACCCAATCCACCTTGCATTAATTCATTCATTATATCCCACGGTGTAGGTGATGTGATACGAGCGGTTTCAGAATACCTTTCTTCTATATCTTGTAAATAATCGTGTCCTAAATTTCTCTCAACGCCAGCTTGCATAGCAATATCAATTAAACTTTTTATTTCATCACTATCGCCATCTCGTTCCAATATTTCGGCTGACCTAATTATAGCATCCTTTAATACTTGTGATTTATGGAAATCCAATGACTTATCTTTAACATAATCAAGGTCTGTTGCTTCCATGTTCTTAAATACTTCTTTTAATACATCTTTGACATTAACCTGTAATAAATCAGAGTCTATTTCTTGTATTTTAATTTTAAAGACATTCATAGTGATAACATCTTTATATTCGTTGTAATATTCTCTTATTTCCTTTATTAACCAACGAAAAGCATCATTACTCGTATATTTCTCATCCAATATGTCTACAATTTGCTCTAAAAACAATTTATCCGTAATCAAACAAACAATAAACTTTATTTGAAAGGAATATCCGTATTCTGATATAGTTTTTGTTTTATTCATTTCTTATTTTTCCAATAATGGTCTAAAATGTTAAATTCTGTTAACCAATTATCAAAATTTGGTATTTGTCCCCATAATTTATCCTTTACGAACAGAGTTTGCAATTGGTACTTAACTAACTTAGGTACTAGAGAATTAACCGTATCCACAATCTTCAATTTTGTTTGATTTTTTATATCTGGATCATGTAGTTGCATTAAAATGTAATTTCTCTTTACTATATATTCATTTTTAACCAACATATCCGAAATTCTTGTTGTTTTTTTATTTGCTGAAACCAATAATTTCTTGGCATCAAAATGTTCATCATCAGTTAATGATGGAAACTCTTTTATCAAGGTCTTTACTCCAATTCCCCTTACGCCAGGTATACCATCTGATTTATCTCCATCTACTATCCTACACGTTAAGACATTTTGTGGATAAACACCAAACTCTTTTCTTATTAATTCTCTATCATAAGTTATTTTCTTAGTAGGTGAATATAATTGAATTTTATCATTAACTAACTGATAAAAGTCTTTATCTGCTGACATAATAGTACACTTTGAGTCTTTTAATGTTGATGTACAGATATAACTTATAACATCGTCAGCTTCGAGATTATCGAGGGATAATATAGTAATGGGGAGACACTCCAAGTATTCAACTAACCTAGTGAGTTGAAGTCTCATCGATTCATGTTCATTATGCGGTCCACCCACCCAATCAACCATCCGATTTAATCTACTTCGTACTTTTCTACCAGCTTTATATTCTGGGAATACTTTTTGTCGTGGTTTGGAAGAGTTTTTACCGTCAAACACAATAATGCAACGAGTAGGTTTAAACTTGTTAATTGTGTATCGTATCGATTTTAAAAACCCCACCAAACCACCTACGTGGCTACCATCTTCATTTAAAGATGGATTGACACTAAATGCTCTTATGAAAGTATTGAAGCCATCTACAACTAAAACGTGATCATCTAATTTCCGTGTCGTAGGATTGGTTTCAATATCATCTTCATAGTCATAAAATCGTTTAGTTAATAAGTTCCTATCATATTCATTACTCATCCCTAAACTCATCATCTGTAGTGACATCATCTATGCCTAATTGACCAGAATCATATTTTAAAATTACCTTTTTACAGATAGAATCATAAACATATTCCTGAGTATCTACATCCGAAAGTAAAGCACCAAAGTCTTTGGATTGAAACTTATGTTCTTTATCATGTTGGTCAACAAAAGTATACCAAGCACCAGCTTGTTTGACTAACTTGTGGTCTTTCATTACATTTAACCAACTGGCAAAATCATCAATACCCTTATCAAAGAAAAGTGGAAATTCGGCACTCCTTAATGGAGGACCTAATCTATTCTTAATGACTTGAGCTCTGATTTTAATACCAATAGTATCTTTTTTAGTATCTTTAATTTGTCCCATATTCTTTAATCGAATACGAGTAGAAGCATGAAAAGGTAATGCCTTACCACCACTTGTTGTCCAAGGATCACCGAACATTACTCCGAGTTTTTGACGTAATTGATTAGTAAAGATTAAACATACTTTTTGACGAGCAATAAGTTGTGTAATCTTCCTCATAGCCTTTGATAAAACGATTGCTTTACTTGTAGCCCAACCATCTTTATCAAAGTCAGCATCCATCTCCACCTTAGTGGAAGCGGCAGCTAAACTATCAACCAATATCGTAACTAATTTATCTTTACTTGATTCACGAATCTTTGTAACAATCGTTTCAATAGTATCAAATATATCTTCAACTGTTTCCAAGTGAACATATAACATACTATCGGTATCTATTCCGATTGCCTGTAAGAATTCGGCTGAAACGGCAGACTCAGTATCTATATAGACAGCGAGACCACCTTTCTTTTGTGTAGAAGCAAGAGCGTGAGCTCCAATCAATGATTTACCACTACCTTCAAGTCCATTTATTTCAGCTATCCGACCAGCAGCAAATCCACCATGTGGTTTATTTGATATTGCTAAATCTAATAACGTAGAACCTGTGGAAACCCATTCCGTAACATCGGTTGGAGTTTCCTGTACCCCATCAAGAAAATAAGCTACTTGATGAGATTTGAATTGTTTGTTAAGTTCGCCAGCCAATACTTCAGCCAGCTCATCTCTATTTGACATGAATTTCTCCTATTAAAACAATGGGGCGGAGAAAGGAGGAAACCACCCCACCGTACCCGCGGGAATTATGAATTAAATAATTTATCAAAATCATCTTCTACTTTAGAAGATGCTTTAGTCGTAACCATTTCAGGTTCCGGCGTGCCAGAACTGTCATTATCCGTTGGGTTTAAGAAACTTGAAAGATGTTCTTTCAATTCGTCAAAGGTTGGTTCATTATACAACTCACCAATATTGGGTTGTCCATTCAAAAGCTTTTCCAAAAGTTCAGAATCATCCGTAAGAGTTGTCTGATTTGGTTTAACTCGAATAGTTGTCTTACCATACTGATTACCGGCTTCAGCGGGTGTTTGTCGTTCAACGACAATATCACGACCAACTGTAGCATCGGAAATATCACCGTAATCAGGATCTGCGATTATACCAAGAAGTTCTTGATAAACAGTTTTACCAAAACCCCAAAACTTAACACCTTCTGATTCTTCACCTCGAACTACAACAGGAACAAATGTTCTCATTTTAGGTTCAATTCGTTTTCCTTGAATCCACTCATCTTTGTTACCACTAGACTTCAGTTTATCAGCAAATTGCTGAACTGGGTCGGGGCGACCAAATGATAGTGGAGACAAAACGGTTTTGTTAGGAACTAAACTGTAATGAAAAAACAACTCACTAAAAGGATTGTTCTTATCATGTGTATAAGGCACAATTCTTACTTGTGATTTTCCTGGTTGTGGTTTCCAAAAGTTGTTAGATGTAGTGTTCTGTAACTGATTAAGACGGCTTTTTATAGCATCAATATCCATTATTATTCTCCATAGTTATGTTTAAGTGTTATTGTTATCTATAAATATTTAATTAAAAACATTTAAGTATAACGTATTCATATAATATACGAATTTTTTTGTTAAAATACAAGCTTTATTTTTTTAATAATTGTTCAACTTTTTCTTCTAAAGCACTTAACCTATCTTCGATAGTGTGTGGCTTTGTTCGATATGCCATAAATTGTGTATAAACCATATCAATCATTTTCTCTTGTGATATAACATTGGTTGGCAAATCGTTTTTGTTTTCTCCATACCATAATATAACATCTTTTTTCCAATTATCAAAGTCTTTTTTTGAAGAATTTTGAATATCAAATGTAGGAATGGGTTTTAATGGTTTTCTTTCCTTCAAAGGATTGGCTTTTAAAAATTGTTCTACATTTCTTTTGTCCTGATAACCTAATAGAAAAGTTCCTATGTTTGAATTATACAACATGGGAGTTATTCCTCTTAATTTATTACTCGTGCGGATTGTATCGTAAATAACTCTTGATTTTTTATCATCAATATTTAGAATTTGAATTTTTTGTTCATCATTCAAAGTCTTGTTGATTTGTTCTATTGATGGTTGCATTCTTGTACACCAGGCACAACCACTTCTGGTAAAATAATATATAGGTGAAACCATTTATAAGTCTATAATCTTTAGTATCCGTGTAGGTATTCTTTGTAAGCCTTCTTTGTTAGAAATCAGTATCATGTTTTTGTATAAATCCCATGGCACTTGATAACTCGTATCCAATACGCCATTATTAATTAATTTGATTAATTCATTTAGTGCATTAATCGTATAAAGTGTATTGGTTATTTTCTTTCTATGTAGTGAAATAGTATTCTGAACTAAATTAAAGTCAATGTCATCTTCTTGATTTACATTATAAGTACAGATTAATTCTTTTGGTTTATCTTCGTTTTGTAATACATAAATCTTATCAAAAACGATTTTAAAATTCTTTGTTATGTCAATAATTGATTGATCGAGATTAAATTGAGTCGTGAATGTACAGAGTAGTTGAGTTTTCATATTATTCGCCGTATGTATCTTTATTTGCAGTTTCCATCAATTTATAGAATCTTTTATCAAGTTTCATTTCAAATTTAAATTGACCACCATAACCTCTACCATCTTCTCTTATTTTTATTGTAGAAATAGGTATTATTTCATCAGCAGTTTTAACTTGATACCCTAAATATGGTTCTGTCATTT